GGTGTCGGTGTATACCTCTCTTGCACCCTTCCTGATGGTTCCGAGGCTCACGTCTATTTTCCTGAGGGTACTTTGTCCCAGGGCTCGGCTGTGCGGATGCTTTCGTCCATACCAGTGAAGGAGTCGTCCATTCTTGGATCGACCATTCATTCGGCAGGCAAGCAGCCTCGTGGAGTTGTTTACTTCACGAGTGGTGACCGCGTTGTTGGCCATGGTTTCAGACTTACCACTAGGCAGGGCGATTTCCTCGTTACCGCGGCACATGTGCTGCAAGAAATCAAGAGGCTTAATGGTGTTCGTGTCAACGCGAATGGCGTTTCGGTGGATTTTCCCCGCGATGCCCCGTTGCACACGTATTCCGGTCCTGATTGTCATGATCAGGCTTACCTTATCGTTCGCGCTTCCCTCTGGTCTCGACTTGGTGTTAAGGCGCTGAAGCCAAGGGCTGTAAAGCCCCGTACTTCGGTTACCGTTTACGCCATGTACGCTGGCGAGTGGAAGATGGCTATCGGTACGGTTGAGCCCAATGTTGGCAAGGCCTTTGTTCTTAAGCACCTGTGCTCTACTCATCCGTCCTTCTCTGGTACTCCCATAGTTGATGGCGACACTGTTCTCGGTATTCATACCGAGGGCCACCATCACGAGAATGCCGGGGTTGCTCTTTTGCTTGCGGGTATCATGGAGACCGATGATCCGATTCGCTGTTGGCATCAACGTGCTGATCCTCTGGATGAGGACGATGACTACTGCGACGAGGATAACATCCTTCTCAATGGCAAATACATCCGCCTCCAACATCGTGGACCTTCGTACCATGTTGTGGACGTAGATGAATACGTTTGGTCTCGCAATCGTGGTTGGGCCGATGAACTCGATGAGTTGGACGCTGAGTATTTCTCGCGTCCGCCTTTTGAGTCGGCTTTTCCGAAGGCCCCCCTCCCCCCCCTGAGGGAGGGGGTGGCCTTGCAAAAGAACTCGGGGCATATGAATGGCAAGAACCCGAGCTCGAGCTCGACTCCGGCGCCGGTCTTCGGCGCGTTGGAGTCGCTCCATTTCGAGGAATCGCCCGGGGTGCAGATCCCGGGCCTACCGAAGAAGCTATCCGAGCAATCCCAGAGCTCGGAAGCTACCAATGGCCGCCGAGGTCAGCGGAAGCGGAGAAGGGCTCGCTCTTCTACCAAGCAGGCCGCCACCAGCGCGTCCCCCGGCCAGTAGGCCTGGAAGATTCGGTTAAACGTGTCAGTGATTTGTACCCGGTTACGAGCGTTCCTGCCGGTATTGGTGAGGACATTAGTGACTGGGACAATGAAACCATCGTGGTCAAGTGCCGTGTGCGTGAAATCATGCGGTGTTGTGTTGTTCGGGATTCGACTCCCGGCATACCTTGGTCGCGATGGGGGGCTACGAATCAATCGGTTCTGGAAACACATTTTGAGGAGATAGCCACGGTCGTGGCTGACAGGCTTCGGAGTTTGCAAAGTTTCTGCTACTCCGGCCAGTCGCCTGAGGAGCTTGTCCGGTTGGGACTTTGTGATCCGATTAAGGTTTTCATCAAGAATGAGCCTCATCCGGTTCGCAAGGTCAAGGACCGGCGCTTCCGGCTTATCTGCTCAGTGTCCCTCGTGGATCAAATTTGTGAGCGTGTTCTCTTTCGTACCCAAAACCAGAAGGAAATTGAGAAGTGGATGACAATCCCCTCTTCCGCTGGTATGGGTCTTGAGGACGCACCCATGAAGTTTATTTACCACGAGGTCCGGCTACAACAGGAAATGGGCCCAGTCATTAGTACGGATATTAGTGGCTGGGATTGGTCGGTTCAGGAGTGGGATTTGGAAGCCGAAGCTGATGCTCGCATCATTCTGGCTCGCGCTGGGTTCGATTCGCCCTTCGCGCACGCTGTAAAAGCAAGGATAGCGTGCCTGTCCCGCAAGGTCTTCGTTCTGTCGAACGGTCACATGTACTCTCAAGTGCACGCTGGCATCCAGGGTTCGGGGTCGTACATTACGGCCTCTGGAAACTCTCGTATGCGGCGTTTGAACGCAGATTTGGCTGGTTCAACGTGGGCTCGTACGATGGGCGACGATTGCCTGGAAAATGGTGAGGGAGATTTGGAAACTGATTACGC